TGGTGTCCCACATTCTTACCTGATACATCACATCTTGATAGTTGACTTTAGCATCATATGCCATAGTAAGTGCCAACTCAATCAACTTCATCTTGTCTTCAAGTCTGTCAACAAGTTCCACGTCAATGATGTTGTAGTCTACAAACTTCTTCCAGTTGCCAGTGTAAAACTCTTTGAATGTATCAAACTCAGAGTGATCTAATTTCTTTTGTCCTAACTCTATATTTGCAATATAGTCTAATCTGTATGACTCTTGTGCCTTGTAAGTGAACTTCTTATACAACTCAAGATAATCAAGAGTTGTCATACCAGCAATATCATAAACATTATATCTTCTACCAGAAATATAGATTTCATCCTGTGATACTAGTCCCCAAGGTGATAGTAACTTACATTTCTTATCACCCATAATCCTACTGATTCTTCCACAAAGATATGGGATATCATACAATCTGACATTCCATCCAGTAATAACATCAGGTGGATTTTTAGACCAATGATACAAGAAAGAATTCAACATTTCAATCTCATCACTGAAGTGATAATAAGTTACATTATCTTGAGTAGGAACATATGGTTTTCTACCCCAAGTAGTAATCTTTTTTGTAGCATAGTCTTGTAATGATATTGTCAACATCTCTTCAGAACAAGACTCAGGATCAGGGAATCCTTGTTCAGCCTTGACCTCAATATCCATTGTCACAAGATTAATTTGACTGATATCAAACTTTACTTCATCTTGAGGATATTTGTCTGATAAGTATTGAAAGATATATCTATTGTTGCCAAATATTTTAAATCCATCTACACCATCATACTTCTTATAGAACTCTCTACAATCTCTTACAGTGCCAGGTTTAATTGGTTCAACACTCTCACCATCAAGTGTTTTATACTTTGTCTTCTTATTTGATTTGACAAATAATGTAGGGGAATATTCTTCTTTGTATATTTCTCTCTTGCCATTTACAACTTCACGAACCAAGAAGTTGTTACCAATCATTTGAACATTGGTATAAAACCTCATTCTTCTATCACACTCTCATATTTCTTTACTATTTTACTATTAGGGTTAACTAAAGTCAATATCTTATCAGATGAAATCATAAAAGTATTTTGAGTGGTTACATTTAATAACCAAGGAGAGAGGGTTTCATTCTCCTGATCATAAACAAAAGGTTCTATTAACTTACAATCAGGACCTCCTAATTCACTCTGGACTTCCTCCACTTGTGTCACTATCATTTCCTGTGTCACTAGGACTAGAACTTTTAGATTTTCTTTTTTCATAATTTTCACATGCTTTGGTATATAGGTCTTTGAGTTTTGGTTGAGGTTCTACTATACTGATAACCCAATCTGCTACCACAGGTATCTTCTCTTGATTAGCAAGAGGAAACCAAGGTAATAGTTTGATTGATACAGGTTTCTTATCAGATGATTGATCATCTTCAACTTCAATCTCAGGTGTTGTAAGTATTGCTCTACAAGGATTTGCAAAATAATATCCTACAACCATTTGTTTATCAGTTACCATTTCATCTATGTCTGAAATGACTTCTTCTCCTGATTTTAGTAATGCAAGTTTTATTGTCATATTTCTATAGAATTAATAATATCTCATAATTGCTAACATTATTGTTGGAGCAATTGTGTAAAAATAATCTGCCCATTCACAACAACCTTTCCCAAGATACTTGTCATAATATAATTCTTTAATTGCTGGAATAATAAGTGCAATAATCATTCCAACTATTCCCCAATAAAGTATAAGAACAAAAGAGAGAATAGATCCCCAGAAAAAATGCAGCAGTTTATCTTTTTGAATGTTTCCTAGTTTCTTTAAAAAAGAGTCCATATTTTTATACAGTCAATAATATTGTAGCATAAAAAAAGGGGGTTGTCACCCCCTTGGATTAATCACAATAGACCAAACAATGTGAATTGGTTGGATGTTCTTTACATTCATTGTCCCAATAGTTTTCTTTGGGAAGAGTGTAATTAAAGTCGTGCATCCTTTTGATGTCACTCATAGCATTTTTAATTACACTGAAAGGTGTTGTGAGTTTCATAATTGCACCTCCTTAAAGATAATCTTTTCTAGCATGATGATCTGGAATTATCTTACCCAATGTGGCAATTAATAATCCATCTGCAAAAGTAACATCTTTTACTTCTATGTCATCAGAGAGTGACCACTCTCTTTTAAATGATCTTGATGCAAGACCTCTGTGAAGATATTCTTGATCTTCTTTATTTTCTTTAGTTCCTTCTACCACTAACTTACCATATTCAGTGTAAACCTTAATTTCTTTTTTCTTAAATCCAGCTAGAGCAATCTCTAGTCTAGACTCTACATTGTTTACATGAACAATATTGTAAGGTGGATAACTTTGTTGTTGACCTACATTGAAGATATTTTCAAAGTAAGTATCTAGACCAATACTATTCTTAGTGATCCTATCCATTAGATCCCCAAGATCAGCAGTACCATATCTTTGTAAACCGTAGGGGTTGCTCATAATTGTGCCTCCTTTTAAAGCGAGTATTTTAGAATGTGAACCTGTTAAGCATTCACACTACTAATTATACAAGAAGCACCTAAAAAGGGAAGGTGGAGAACTGTACTTTATGATACTGTTTCCTCTACTTTATTCTTCTTTCCTATATTATATTTCTGTTCTAACTTCCATTCATTCTTATCTTTGTAAGGTAAAACCTTAATTTGATTTAATGGTGCTATATCTTGTATTGACTCTTCTTTTAAAATGCTAATGAGACCCCAATCAGAAAGGAGGCGAGTAATACGATTCCTACGCTGAACATCGTTAATAGTAAGATTAGCGAACTTTCCATCTAAGGCAAACAACTCTTTGAAGTGTACTATAAAGTATTTACCTTGTTTATGTAAAATATGACAACTTTGGTAAAGTTTCTTTTCTTTTCTTGATGCAACTCCAATTCTTGTTAGAGTTTCTCTCACCTTAAGAAAGTCATCTGGTTCATTCAGTTTGACCTCAATCATTTTATCTTGAGACCAATTAACCTGAGGTTCAATACTTTGAGTCATTTTTTACCACCAATTTCAAGTCGTTGTTTAATAAAGTTTATTTGCTCATTTGACAAAATCTTCAAGACTTGTAATGCTTTCTCATTACTATAACCATAGTATTGTTTAACATAATCCAAATCTTCAATCTTATCCTTCCTAAGCCAAGGAGAGAATCGCTTTCTTTTCCTCACAGTATTTAGATAAAAAGAATATTGAAGGTCTTTATCTATGAAGTGATATTTGTTCATTTCATTAACTAACAATACACAGTCTAGATGTCCTGACAAACAACGATTAATAATGTATGGTGGATAACTTTTTTTAGATGTAGGATCATTCTCTAATAAATTTTCTTTTGTAAGATTTATTGAGTTTAACCAATCCTTCAATTCATAGGTCATAATTAAAAAGCATAAGTTCTTTTCTATCTTTTTGATCTCTCATATAAGTTCCAACAGATCTCATAGTATATGTCAAATCAAACTCACCTGCATTCCATTTAGAAGATTGGAATCTATCCTTAACTAGTTGATCTGAATTATAACTTACAAGCATATCCATCTCACTTGAGTTACAATCAGAAGCAAAATCATCATGGTCAAATTGTTTATGAAGTTTTCCTTTCTTACCATACAAATTATGCTTGATTTCATAAGGTGGATCCATATACAAGAATACATCATCTTGATCATTTAGTAAAATCTCATAAGAGTTTTTACTGATATTCCAGTTAGATATTAACTTAGAATATTCTGGTAGTTTTTCCAAACCTCTGATTGTAAAATTAGCATCAGATGCTTGTTTAGAAAATGAAGATGATTCTGTCAATCCACTGAANGAACATTTNTTAACAACATAAAATGCAATAGCACGATCAATAGTAGCATACTCCTGATCATTGACTAATCCCTTTGCATCATCAAAAAGATTTCTAGCACTTTCTTGATCTGGATATTTGTTCTTTAAATTAATAAGAGCAGTGGATAATGTATTTCCTTCTCTTTGAAGCACTTGCCAAAAGTTTACTAATGGTTCATACAAATCACTAACCCATATTTTTAAATGGGGAAACTTTTGAGTTACATATAATGCTACACTACCA